GTACGAACGCCTAAGCGTCCTTGGTTGGCTAAACGCTGTTCTAAGTCCAGACGCGCTCGTTCCCTCTCAGGAGCCATAGCCGACATCATTCTGTCGAAGACTTGGCTTTCACGGCCCTGAACAACAGTACCGTCCTCAAGCACAGTGTCGCCAAGGCTTTGAGATGCGTCACCAAAAAAGGATTCGGCTCGCCCTAGTTGAGCGTTTTGAAACAACAACTCGTCAGGGGAAAGCGTAGACAGGTAATCCATGCTACCGGGGACAACAGTGCCGTCTGCGGCTACTGTGTCAGGCTGCTGCGACATACCAAAGTTACTGCCCGTTGCTGTCGTCACGGTGTACGGCTGGAACGTCAGTCTGTCGGAAAGTTCGTCAGCAAGGCCACCGGAATACCGTTTAGTATTGGGGTCTTGTGTGTACCCCGCCATTTGCCCTAGACCTGCTTTTCCGGCTGCCCCAAGAGCGTCGTACCCTTCTGAAGCTAACGCAGCGCCTACGCCTGTGCCTAAGAGTCCTGCTATAGTGCCTGGCTCCATCAGTAAGTCCCTCCGTTAATAGTCCCTGACGCTAACGTGCCAGTAAATGTTAAGGCAGCTATAGTCACAGTGCCTGTAAACGTCGGTCCAGCTAGGTTTGCTTTAGTTGCAATAGCTGTAGAAACGTTGTCAAATTCGGTTTCAAACTCTGTGCCTTTAATAACTTTCCCGGCGTCTCCCGAAGATAAGCTGTCTTTAGCTTCAAAATCTGTTGTTTTAGTATAGTTACTCATATAGTCCTACCCAGAAGTGCAAGCACGTTTATTTCCTGTAAAGATAATTCTTCTCCGTTAATGTCTGCTTCCATGTTTATCGAAAGACTTGTACCGCTACCATTTGCGTTTACACTTAGCTTAGAATTCACAAGTTCCCCTAATGAAAACTGACCTACGTTAAACTCTGACTCGTTAAAATAGGCTGTAGCCTGCGTAGGCAGAGATATAAAAGAAGTTCCAGAAGCTGACTTAAAGTCGTAAGACCATTTGGTGTATATATCAGCACCGCTTCCGCCAATAATAACGGGCCTAAGTTTTTTAAGAAACTTTAATTTTGTTATGTCACCAAAACTTAACTCAGGACTCGTATACTGAAAACGGTATGTCTTTGCGTTATCTAGGTATCCAGCGTAAAGCCCTATACCAAGAGAACTTCCTATAAGTAACGTTCCGTTCTGCTTTCGTTCGTAACAAGTAAACCCTGTTCCGGGCCACCGCGTTACTCTATAAGAACCGTCTTCTAACGTACCACGTAAATCAAAACAGTAAGTTGTATTATGCCCGGTAAAAGTAATCAAATAAAAACTTTCTTCAGGAAAGTACACTGACTTGTAAGTTTCTGTTTCCGACTTAATTAAAGAAATAATGTCTTTAGTTATCGTGTTCGACAGGCTGCTCAGCGGCATAGACTTTTCTTGAATTGTCCTGCCAAGACTCTTAAGACCTGTGTGAGACAAAAACAAAACGTCTGTGCCAGTAAATTGCACTGTGTCTCTTCCTACGCAACCCACGCCAGATATAGTGTCAGCCAAGGTCATAGAAGCTGGTGCTGTTGCTCCTGAGTAAATAATAATGCTCTGTTTACCAAAGATAATTAAAGAGTCATTATGGGAAGCAAGGGCTACAATTTCGTCACGACCATTAGGCCACACTTTAGAAATGTCTATAGACCCTGAAGAGCCTCCTGTCCATATATGTCCTGACAGAAGATCAGACCAGTATATAGTTGACTTATCAGTACTAAAGTCTGCTGTCCACAGTCTACCATAAGCCGCTAGTACTTCGTTTCCGTACATTGCGGAAGTTAATCCTGACCCACTGTTGACTGAACTTAACGTTACTACGGCACTATTAGCACCACCAGACGTTCCTGACGCAATTGTGTTGTAGATAAGCGGCTGATAACCACGTTGAAAAAAGTAAGTACTTTCGTTAAAGTTTACCATTTTCCAACTGTCGGCAGAGATAGAGTAACCACCGGGGGTTTCGTCAGCCAGTGTAGTTGTGCCGCTGAGTATCTTGTTATTACCCACAGAAAAAATCTTACTGGTCGCAGCGTCGTTTCTAAATTCTTTTATGGCGTTTATCTTACCGCTGCCCAGTTGTGTTTTGTTTGTTGTTGTTACAGAAAGTCCTTTACGGGCTGCAATACGACCACGCTGGTCTATCACAGCATTATCTGCGATTTCAGCAAAAGATGGGTCTTGCGCTAAGGGGGCGTCTTCGGTGTTTATACCTCTGAACCCAGGAGCTACAAGATTAATGCTTTTTAATTCTTGTGCCATAAAAACCTCAAGGCGTATAGAAAATAAGTTCTTCTGGATGTCTTCCCGCGTCATGCGCGACAGCATCCGACAGATACTTGTTAGCCATTTGGAAGTATTCCGCAGTAGAAGTGCCGCCTGTTTCTCCTCTTTCTCTTACAGCAAAAGCAACAGCAAGTTGTACAACAGGATTCTCAGGAACACTTACTGTGTCTGAGTCAGCACTAAGCACATTGTTTCGTTTTACACTGTCAAAACGTAAGGCGTACACCGCGTCTGGTTTTGGGTACACATCAATAGTCATGTCCCCGTTGCTGTCTGTTTCTCCGTACGTGTAGTATTCAGGAGCGCCTTCGGCGGGAGTTCCAATGTAAAACTTTTCGTCAAACCAGTTATTAGTTCTGTATTCCATTGTTAAGTTAGACGTGTCATTGATAACGTTGAGTTCTTTTATTTTGTCGCCGCTGCCAGTCAAGGAGTAATTAGACGTCCCTGATACTGTGTTTATGGCTAACGTTGTTCTAAGGGCTGTCCAGTCCCAAGCACTCTCTACGAGGTCTTTAGCGTCATTAACAAGGTCGCCTATTAACTTGCTATAGGCGTCTGCTTGCACTGTAGCAACTTCGTTTTCTCTGAGTCTTCTCAGGACACTATTAACTAAATTTAAGTAAGTCATTAAATCATACCTTCAAATAAACTTTCTTGAATAACTTTGTTTAAAGACGAAACGTAGTCTGGTGGTTGATAATCCACGTTGACAAAACCGGGTAAAACGTAGTTTAAGCCGCCAGTGGTTTTTAAGCTAGGTGAAGTCAGCATACCGCCCCCACCACCGCCGCTGCTGCTGCTGCTAATCTCTTCTACTACTTCTTCTTCTTCGGTAGTAACGTCATCGGTAGTAACGTCATCAGTAGTAACGTCATCAGTGGTAGTAACGTCATCAGTAGTAACGTCATCGGTAGTAACGTCATCGGTAGTAACGTCATCAGTAGTAACGTCATCAGTGGTAGTAACGTCATCAGTAGTAACGTCATCAGTGGTAGTAACGTCATCGGTAGTAATGTCATCCGTGGTAGTAACGTCATCGGTAGTAGTAATGTCATCAGTAGTAATGTCATCGGTAGTAATGTCATCGGTAGTAATGTCATCAGTGGTAGTAATATCATCAGTAGTAATGTCATCAGTAGTAGTAATGTCATCAGTAGTAATGTCATCAGGGTTGGTAGTGCCGTTTTCTACTTCTCCTGAAATATTTTGTTTTTCTAAGTTTTCGTTTACTTCGCCAACAGCCTTTGTTAAAATATGACCAATGATCCATGAGTTGTCTTCAATGTATACACCAAGCGGATTACCAATGTCAAAAATACTGCCTATAATGTTACCAGCGGCGTCTAAAATACTACCTGATGAGTTAACTTTTGTTGGGTTTTTTCCTTCTCCGCGAAGTACGTCAAAAATCTTTGTCGTTAAATCTTTTATTTTTCCCGGTATATCTTGAAGAATACCTGTCCCGTCTTCGTTCCATACTCTGTCTTTTAGTTCTCCAACTTTTTCAGCAACTGACTTTCCAAAAACAAACTTCCCGTTACTGTCTATAATCTCTAACTCTAAAATACCACCTGGAAGCAAAGGAAGTGGCACAGACATAATAATAGATGTTGATCCATCGGGGTTTAACCTACCTCCGATGAATGGACCGCCTTCAATTAAAATCTGATCCATTACTGCTTCAAGCATTTGATCTATAGTTTTGGGGTTAAAACCTTGGCTTTCTAAAAGCTCACGTAGTCCTTCCGCACCTTGCGCTGTAAAAACGTCTACAAACTCTTTTTCTCGGCCTTTGAATTGTTCTACTTGTAGATCGGAGGTTAGCTGTGGAACAGGGTCAGATAAACTTTCGTCCTCATTTAGAGAAACTACTTCTTCTGTAGCACCCCCATAGAACTCTGCTGTGGTTTGTCCTAAAGCTTCTCGTCTTGCTTCGTTAGCATAAATTTCAGCTATGTCTTCTGCGTCTATAGGTGTCGAATTATCCACCCCCCCGTGTCTAAAATCTTTTGCCGGGTCAGAATTAAGCCAATCTGTAAATTTTTCAAACGTATTGGGACCAAATAATTTATCCTTTACGTACTCTCTATAGAGTGCTTTAGCTCCTTTAGAACCTAGATTTTGGTAGAAAAGATCGTTAGCCAGAGTTTCATCAAGTTCCGCTCCTCTATCTACAAGATTGTTGAAATCATCAAAATCTGGTTCAAAATTACGTGCCATAGTGCTTACAGACCTTTATTCAGTATTCTATAAAACAACGGTGGACAGGACAGTAATTGTGCAAGTAACTAACGTACCAACAAAAACCCACATTAGTTTTTCCCAACGAGCAGCATGAAGGTCTGTTGCGTTTTTTAAGCCTCTCAGTTCTACAACAGCTTCAGACCAACGCTTTCCACATTCTTTCTCGTGGTTCGCTATACGTTCTAAAGCTTCAAAAGCTAACTCTACGCCATAAACCTCGTTTTTTGCACCCATGCTTACTTTCGTCTCCATATTCTTATGCCGTAGATTGCTGTGAAAATTACTAAAATAAGCCATTGATACCAGTCAGGAGTTTGGGCTAAAGCCCTAAACCCGTTTTCGACATAAATGACAGTATGGGGAACAAAGCAAAGCCAAAGCGGGATAAGTAGAGTTATAAGGACTGCCTCGTCTTTCCAGCCAGAGTTTTTTATTTGTTCCATTTCCCAACTATTGTCTAACTCTTGCCCTTTAGCAATCAGCTCTACTTTAGTTTTATGTCTTAGCTCTTCTATTTCTAAGTGCCGTATCTTCTCAACGTGCTTTCTTTCGGAACGGTTGGAAATAGCTTCAACAACCTTACCTCCAAGATTTCCTAAGATGCTCGTTATAAAAGACATAGGTTTTACCCCTAAACACCAAAGTGAGTTATTTTTTTTACCTTTACTTTTTCTTTTAGAGGACTCTTGGGTTTGACACTAGCTTTACTTTTCTTTAAAGGCGCTGGTACTTGTGGTACTTCCCAAAACTCAGGAGTTTTCAAAGTTTCCCAAGCCATTAAGAACCAGGCTTTAGTAGCTTCAAAAGCCTTTTTAATGTATTCAAAAATAATGTGTATATCCATATTCTATTATTCCTACTTATTAAACTTCTTATTCCAAAGCTCAAATAAAGTTTTTATTTTTTCACTGTGCGTGTCAATTGACAGATTCATTTTCGCCAACACAACCACAAGTGTGATGAAACCCACAAACACAGGCCAGAAA